GGGACGGGGGATCAGGTGCCGATGACTTCGCAGTCTTTATTTCGTCACGGGGGCAACTGGCGATCTACCAGGGAACTGATCCTGATAGCGCCGTGACGTGGAGCCTGATCGGGGTGTTTGATATCGCTGCCCCGATCGGCCGACGCTGCTTTCAACGCTACGGAAACGACCTACTCATCATTACCGTCGAGGGGGTTTATGCGCTATCCTCGATACTCGCCGTAGATACGGCGTCACAACAGCGGCTTTCGGTGACGCAACGCATAACCAACGCAATGACAACGGCCGCACGGTCTTACGCTACCAATCAAGGTTGGCAATTGTGTGTTTACCCCAAGGGCACCATGCTGATCTTGAATGTTCCCACGGCGGAGTTCGTGTCGGCCGACCAATACGTGATGAACACGCTGACCGGTGCCTGGTGCAAGTTCACTAACCAAAATGCCGTGTGTTGGGTCGAATATGAGAATGATGTCTATTTTGGCGGCGTTGCTGGTGACGTGTACAAGGCCGATACGGGCGGCGCGGATGTCGCAACCCCAATCACGGCGACGGGCGAAACGGCTTACGACGCTTATCGCAACCCCGGCCAAACCAAGCGCTGGACGGCTATGCAAGCGCTTGTCTTAGCCGATGGCGGCAACTTCCCATCGCTTGGGGTTTCTGTTGACTTCTCGTCAACGTCAAATCTTTCAACCGTGTCATCGGAAACATTTAACGAGTCAGGTGTGTGGGACAGCGCAATCTGGGACACGGATATCTGGTCAGCTCCTGCAACCCGGTTCAATGATTGGACGTCGCCGACGGCGTTCGGCAAGTTTGGCTCGGTCAAGTTCCGAGCCCAGACCGGGATCAGCTCAGAAACCGGCGAGGCGGCGTATTGGGGGATCAGCTCGTGGGGTGATGCGTGGTCTGATAACGCGCACCAGGCTGATGACGTGATGCAGATCAACGGGTTTGTGATCACGTATGAAACGGGGGACTACTATTGACCCAGCTTGTGTTTGGACAGGACGAGGCGGTCTTGCAGTGGGCTCTAGCCCGCGAGCCAGATGGTCTCACGCTCCGAGGGGCGACGTGGGCGATCGGCATGGTGGATCGCTACAACAACCCGGTTGGGGCGATTTCGATCTTGCAAGTGAGCCCTGGCGGCGTCGAGATCGGCGTCGAGTCCATAGGCGGGATCACTCGTCAAGCAATTCGTGACACTTTTGCATTCGTGTTCCTGCATTTGGGAGCATCACGTTGCGAAATAGTGACAAAACGGACGAATAAGCGTATCACGAAGCACGCTCCGAACTTGTTTGGATTTCGGTTCGAAGGTGTGCGTCGAGATTGGTACGGACCAGGCCAGGATGGCCTCGCGTTCTACATGACACCGCAAACCTGTAAATGGATCGAACACGATGAGCTTCGGAGCCCCAAAGCCGCCTAGCGCCAAGTCAATGGCGAAAACACAACAGAAGGTTGACGTCCAGAAGACGGCGGCCGAACTGGCGGCGAACCGTCCTGATCAATACGATCCGTTCGGTGGTTCCGTCGAATATACCCAGACCGGCAAGGACCGCTTTGGCAATCCGACCTGGCGCCAGAATACGACGCTTGGAGAGATGGGGCAGCAGTATGCGACGGGCCTAGGTGGGCTTGGTCAGCAATACTTTACGGGCGCGCAGGATTTTCTGAACAATCCATTCTCCGACACCAGCGGAGATGCCTTCAACCGGGCTTATGACCTCGCGACGACCTACTCGGCGCCGCGATGGGACAAGGACCAATCCGCGCTAGAGAACAAACTGAGGAACCAGGGACTAGACCCCAAATCGGCGGCGTACAAAGACGCCCTTGGACAGTTCTACCAAGCCAAGAGCCAGAGCGACAACGACCTTACGTCAAGGTTGCAAAATCAACTCTACAACCAAGGCATCACGGGCCGCCAGCAGCAGCTCGCGGAATTCTCCAACCTGACCAACCCGGGGCTCGCCTTCGGGCAGCAGACGCTCAACCCACAGGGCTCACCGTTCGCCCAGGTCGCCACGTCGTCGCCGATCAACATGCCGCAGTTGATGCAGCAACAGTATCAGAATGCGGCAAACCAAAACGCTGGATTGATGGGCGGTCTCGGCAAGATCGGGCTTGGACTTCTTACAGCACCCATGACCGGCGGCGGCTCGCTGTTTGGTAGCATGATGGGAGGCTTGATGCGCTGATGGCTAAACCTCCGATCTACCTCACCCCGGACGCCTACGCTGCGATGCAGCGGCAGGGCTCCGGCCAGCTTCAAGGCGCACAGCAAAGCCTCGACAACACCCGGCACTGGACGCAGGCGCTGGGTGACGTGTTGCTTGGCCTTGGCGGTCAGGCGCGCATGGATATGGCCCGGCAGGGCGAAACGGAGGCGTCACGGGCCGCCAACGCCCGTCTGGCGGCGATGTTGACCGGCGACGAGAACGCCCTCAACGCGGCGATCCAAGACCCGCGCACGGCACAGGCGGCGTTTAACTACAAGTTGCAGGCACCGCAGCGGGAATTCCAAGCCTGGCAACGCCAGAACGCGATGGAGAATGCGCCGTTAGAGCGCGAGAGTATGCAACTTGGCAATCAGGCGAAGCGGGCGCAGATCGATGCTGCAAATAAACCACCGCAGCCCAAATGGATGAAAGTTGGGCGCGACAGCATGGGGCAAGACATTTATGGTTGGGTTGACCCAGCAACGCGGCAAGTCATTCCGCAAACGCTTCCAGGAGTAAGCCCTGCCCCAACCCCAAACCAAGGGCAGGCAACGCCAGGGCAGCCGGGTCCAACCTTCTCCGTCGGTGATCCGCCTCCAGGCGTCGATCCAGCCGAATATCGGAAATACGCATCTAGGAAAGCCGCCGATGCTGTCATCACGGCGCGTCAAGCTTATCCCGGCGTCAAAGGAGCTGTGGAACGCACGACTGCTGTCATCGACGGTCTTCTCAACAATCCCTCATGGGACAGGTCTACGGGCGTCATATCTGGCCTTCTTCCAAGTGTTTCCGAGGATGCTGCCAACTTTGATCAGTTGTTAGAACAAGCGCGTGGCGGGGCGTTTGTCCAAGCATTCCAAGACATCAAGGGCGGCGGTGCGATCACTGAGACGGAAGGTCGGGCAGCAACGCAGGCATTGGCGCGCCTCCAAAGTGCTCGGGTGGGCTCTGCCAACTTCAAAAAGGCCCTGCAAGACTTCAAGTCAGAATTGATCAAGCTTCATAAAATCGCCGCTTGGAAAGCCGGGTTCAAGTTTGAACAAGGACAAGCTCAGGAAGGCAATCAGGGCAGCGCACCAGCCCGCCGCAAGTTCAATCCAGACACCGGAAGGATTGAATAGTGGCCATAGAGATCGAAGCCCCTGATGGATCAATCGTCGAGTTTCCAGACGGAACACCAGACGCCACAATTGAAAAGGCCATGCAGGAGACGTATGGCAAGAAGACCAGCGGGCTGGGCGCAATGCTCGCAGGGGGCGGTCAAGGTCTTTTATTTGGTGGAGGGGATGAGGCAGCCGCAGGCATTGGGGCAGCTTATGACTACTTCACCGGCCAAGGTGACTTTTCGTCATCGTATGACAAGCGCCTCAAAGGACAACGTGATTACCTGAAAGCTGCCGCCAAGGAGAACCCGGGCTGGTACTACAGCGGATTGATTGGTGGCGCCGTTGCGCTTCCGATGTCTGGCCCTGGTCGTCTTGCTGGTTTGGGCGCGCAGCGTCTTGGTGCTGCCGGATTGCGTCGGCTCGGTGTGGCTGGATCAACACCTGCAAGCCTCAGTGGCCGCATGGCTGGCGGCGCGATTGAGGGCGCGGCCTACGGTGCTGCAACAGGCGCTGGACAGTCAGAAGGCGGACCACAGGCGCGCATTGAGGGTGCAGTCGGCGGAGGCTTAACAGGTGGCGTATTGGGTGGAGCTGCCCCTGCCGTCATTCAAGGCGTCACGAGTGGTGCGCGCGCCGGGCTCAACCGCATTCAAGACATCACCCGGCCACAGGCTGCGGCAACGCGCGATGTTGCACGAGCTCTCCAGAACGCCGACCAAATCCCGCAAGCCACGCAGAACGTGATGACAGGCGGACTTGCCGATGACGTGCTGGTCAATCTTGACTCAAGCGCACGGGCGCGTGCGTTAGGCCGCCGAGCTGCTAACCTATCGCCAGAAGCCCGCCAGACGCTTGATGATGTAGTCAACCCGCGCCTTGAAGCACAATCGCAGCGCGGCGCGTCGTTGCTCATGCGCCAAAATGCGAAACTTACCGGCAGCGCCGAAGACATCCGACAATCTCTTAGAGAGCAGGCGCGGAACGCCAATAGACCTGCCTATGAGAGAGCTTTTGCTCAAGGCGACCGGCCGCTCAACTCTCCGACACTGGAACGTCTCCAAAGCTCGCCCGAGTTCGTTGCAGCGATGAAAGAGGCGGTTCCTGAGTATCAAAATCGCGCTGTGATCGATGGCTACCAAGGCTTTAATGCCGGTGTTCAAGTGACGGATGATGGCCGCATCGTCTTTACGAGAAAACCAGGGGGTCCACCTGCCTATCCCAATCTCGCCTTCTGGGACACGGTCAAGCGCAAGCTCGATGATGCTGCGCAGAGAAATTTGAGATCACAGGGCAATCAGGGATCAGCTGGCCAGCTTGCAAAGCAACTGCGCGACGAACTCGATACGATGGTTGACTCCTACAAGGCGACACGCAGCCAAGCCGCCAAGTTCTTTGGCGCAGAGGATGCAGCCACAGCCGGCGAAAACTTTGCCAAGGGCGGCGTACGAGCCAACTGGCGCGAGGCGGCAAAGCAGCTCAAGAAGATGACGCCACAGGAACAGAAGGTCTTCCGGGACGCGTACGCAAACGAATTGTTGCGCAAGGTTGAGGGCGTGAAAGACCGCGCCGACATCTCAAAAAAGTTCGCGCAATCAGCCAAAGATCGCGCCGAGCTTGCTATCGGGATGGGGCCGAAAAAGGCAAAAGAGTTTGAAGCGTGGCTGCATCTTGAGTCGATCGCACAGAAGGCCGTGACAGAACTTCAGGGAAATTCAACAACAGTCCGGCAGCTTATGGAAATGGGCGGCGCTGGCGTCGGTTCTGGGATGATCTTTGGCGGCGGTGATCCAACTACGTGGAAGTTCTGGCAAAGCGCATTGATAGGCGGTGCAGGGGCCTATGGTGCTCAACGTCTGAACGCCACGGTTGCCGAACGCTGGGCTAAACAGGTTGCGGACCTGTTGTCTAAGAAAAGCAACCCGAAAGCGTTTGAACGCGCTATGCAGCGTCTTAGCAGCAACGACCAACTCGTTAATCGACTTCGGGACATCGCGTCCCGCATCACGGTGCGCGAGGCTGGTGTGGCAGGCGGGGCCGTAGGCGCCCAAGAGGGAGTGGCAGATGCCCCGTAACGGATCAGGCACGATGTCGGTGTCCAACTCGTTTTCGAGTGGCACGACGATTTCATCCTCGGAGATGAACGCCAACTTCACCGACTTCGCGTCTGAAGTCACGAACAGCCTTCCCCGCGACGGCCAAGCTGCCATGACCGGCCAGCTCAAGATCACGGCTGGAACGGCCGCAGCGCCCGGTCTGATCTTCTCGACCGATACAGATACCGGCATCTATCGCGTTGGTGCCGATACTGTTGGGATCGCTGTTGGCGGTGCCATTGCCGCGCAGATCAACTCAACCGGCGTCCAGAACGCTTCCGGCGAGCAATACGACGCCTTCGCCGCCGGAACCTCGATGCTGTTTTATCAGGCCACTGCGCCCACAGGATGGACCGCTGAGGCCATCAACGACAAAGCCTTGAGGGTTGTGGCCTCTGGCGCTACCGGCGGCACCGACGGCGGCACAACGTCTTGGTCGAATGTCATGGTTGCTCGAACGATCACGCAAGCCAACCTGCCGAACGTCAACCTGACAGCGGCGAGCGACGGCGCGCACCAGCACTTCGTCAATAATGTTGACTCGTCAACTACGGCTACAAGCTCATCCAACTATATCGCCGCAACGGCCAACTTTGGAAACAACTCAAGCTACCTACTCGGTGCCAGCGCGACGGTGGCAGATAGAGGCCTAACCTCATCCAACGGCGCCCACACCCACACCGTTCCGCTTGGTGGGTCTGGGACCGCCCTAGACTTCGCCGTCCAGTACAGCGACGTGATCATAGCCACAAAAGACTGATGAAAGCACCGATCGCCGATAAAGGGCCAATCTGCCCACTGCACCAAAAGGACGTGTCCAAGGTCTGCCACAAGTGCGCCTGGTACACGCTGGTGCGCGGCACGAGCCCACAGACCGGCAACGAGGTAGATGATTGGCAATGCGCCATCGCCTGGCTGCCCATGCTCACGATCGAGACCGCCAAGAATGTGCGCGGCAACCAGGCCGCTACCGAGTCAATGCGTAACGAAATCACCAAGCGCATGGACCAGCCTGCGCCTCACCTCAAACTCCTGGAGGGATAGATGGCCCGATCTTCCGGCACATATACGGCACCGTCAAACAACTTCAATCCAGCGGTGCAAGGCGAAACGCTCGACCCGGATGACTGGAATACGACGATCCAAGACCTTGAGGACGCTTTGACCGAGAGCGTCTACACGGCGGGATTAGGGTCTTCCGACGAAAAGCTGGTCCGCACGGACGGAACAGACACCAAAAAGGTTCAGGGCACTGGAATCACCGTCAACGATACGGATATGATTGCGGGTTGTCTGAGCATAACCTTGACGCCGACGTTGTTGGCCAACTTGCCGACACCAGCAGAAGGAATGGTTGCTTATGCTTCTAATGCCCGCAAGAACGGCGAGGGCGTTGGGTCGGGCACCGGCTGCCTTGTGTTCTACGACGGATCAAACTGGATCGCGGTTGATACGGGGGCGACGGCAGCAGCATGACGACCAACCAGGAAAACCGCCAACAGGATTTGCGCGACGAGACGAGCAGCGCGCACAACACGTCGAGCGATTGGCACGCCTACTGGGATGATCAAACGATTGCTGCGGGAAACTGGACCGGCCGAATGCTGGCGTGGATCAACAGCGCCCTTGGCACGTCCTACACCAACGTCTCAGGCGCGATGCACGCCCTCGCGGTCGATCGCGGCGAGAACCAGTATCACAGCATCAACGACCTTGCGATTGCGGGCGGCGGCGGCGGTCCAACGGGTGACGGGTATTTGCTCGAAACGGGCAGCGATTATCTACTTGCCGAGAACGGCAACTTTCTCATTCTGGAATAGGTGAGCCATGGCAGATACAAAGATTAGCGCACTGACAGAGCTGGCAACGACGCCGACCTCAGGCGACTTGACGGTTATCATTGACGATCCAGGCGGAACGCCGGTTTCGAAGAAGATTACGGTCGATAACCTCGTTGCGTTCCAAGACGCGCGCACGGCGACATTCACCAATAAGACGCTGGGCGCCACGACACTCAGCGGCACGATGTCGGCGGCCGACAACATCATTGACCAGCCCAAGCTGCAAGATTACTCGGAGACTGTAAACGCTCTCGGCGATCTCGGCGGCGGCACGGATGATATCGATCTCACGTCTGGCAACGTGGTGACGGCGACCGTGTCCACCTCGGCGCAAACGTTCACCTTCTCGAACCCGCCTGCATCTGGCTCGGCTGGCTCGTTCACGCTGATCCTGACCAACGGTGGCTCGCAGACGGTCAACTGGCCCGCGAGCGTGGATTGGGCGGGCGGCACGGCGCCGACGCTCACGACCTCTGGCGTTGACATCCTCACCTTCCTGACAACTGACGGTGGCACGACCTGGTACGGGTTTGTCGCCGGGATTGCGATGGCATAATGGCTGGTCTGGTTGCACGGCGCTCATTGATCGACAGCGCGCACTACAATCGCTATCAGGTGCGCGGCTACAGCCCGAAGACCGTGGCGGACTTCGCGGGCG